TCACGTTGATCAATAGTGGGACTATATACAAGTGGCTTTATCCCAAAGGCCACCTTGGGAGCTCCTTCTCTGGTCCAACCTGAGTAGTACCATAGAAATGGAGGGTGAATAACGGGTTCCTGACCTATCACACATGGGGGAGCTCCACATATGTACAAATGTGATAGCGTGTATAGCCCTAAAACCAGAAATCGGAACGAGAAGCAGTTTCCTTTCTAAAACCACAACGATCCGTGTACATAGGCTCAAAACCCAAGTCACGCATCAAGTTAAAGATTTTCGGTGCATACTCATCCCAAACTTCTGGAGCATGAATGCACAATTCACCAAGTGTGCCATCCAGCTTACTTTGCAACTCAGACAGCTGCGCCCTATTGTTCTTATAAAAATAAGACGTGTAAAGGCAGCTACCCAGCTGCAAAGGTGCAGCCCAACCATTGAAAGTGCCATCTTCATCGCGCTCAAAAGAACGCTTGAGGAAAGTGCACTCCTCAATGGGCTTGTGAGGTCTCAAAGCCTCACCCTTGATGCCACTTGTGTAATCAAGGTTAAATATATCCTTCATCGCACTGGCTACCGTAACCTGATTAAAGACATCGGCTACGGAGTCAGAAACTCCAGATAAATTGTCATCACCAAAAGTGGCGGGGCGGAAAACATCCCACATCTCACGAAACTCCACCACACCATTGGTGATATGTTGGAAGCATGAGGAGAGTGTGATCAAGGCATACCACGAATTGACAATGGTTGTTAAAGGGTGTCCACTGGGTAAGGACTTACACCACTGAACGACGTAGCAGTTGGAACCCCCCACTCCACATAAGTGACGTGAGTTGACCAAATCCAACCAAAGCACGCTACGAATGCGTGCATTCTCCTCTCCATCATCATACCAGCGATTTATAAAGTCCAAAATCTCCCAATGCACGTAGGGCTGCTCACTCGCGTCAAAGCGCTTGAAATCTCCGTCAAAGAACTTGGTGCGTGTCTTATCACCACCCTTAAGATGAGATACAAGATACCACCAATCATGATATGGGTTGATGCCTGGGCAAACGCCTGTCACTGTGTGATGACGAAAGTTTGCAGCTATGAAAGCTCCAAACATAATACGACACGCAATGACATAATCCAATGGCGAGCCGGAAATAATACGGGTTTGACACTTTTCAACCTTCTCATAAGGTCGCAACTCATCTTTGAGGAAATCAACACACAAATGAGCCAAGCGCTCATTGCGGGCAGCTGAAGCCAGAATCTGATCAACCCTCTCCTTAAGCTCCGAGCACTTAACAGTGTCGAAGCAATAATCTTGTCCCTCTCCAAAGAACCCTGTCTTTCCTCTATCCCCATCGAAAACATAAGGGAAACCAGCGGAAGTGGCACGATTAACGGCCTTGATCTTCAGGCCCTCGACACCC